AAGAAAAAAAATATGATTATTATCGAAGTTAAAAAAAATAATATTGAGCAAGCATTAAAACAATATAAACTCAAGATATACAAAACAAAACAACTTGAGCATTTAAGAGACAGACAAGAATTTGAGAAAAAGTCCGTTAAGTCGAGAAAGAAAAAAATAAAGGCGGTTTATATACAAAAAATTAAAAATCAACTTTCTTCTTGATTTTTATTATCCTTTTTTTTGTTGGTAAAAAAATCTACGGATGTCAATCCTAAAGTCCCAAACGCTAATAATCCAATTGTTTCTATTAAAATTTCAGGAGCCTCATATCTTCCACAACTAAATAAAGAAACGAATAAAGATATTATTAAAGAAAAAGTACATAATAGACCAATAAATCTTTTAGAGGATATGCCACCGTTTGCCCCCTCCATCATGTTTTTAAAAAATTTCATTATAAACCTTCTTGGAGTTGTCTTAACTTATAGTAATTGTAAAAATCAACAGGTGAGTTTTGTATTTTGGTTACAGTTTTTTCAATTGTATTTTTTAAATCACTTTCAGTAGACTCGTTTATTTTTACTTTTAAGTTTTCAATAATACATTCCTTTAAGTTTTCCATTCTATTTTCTAACTCAGTTTTAGATAGAGAAACTATTTCTTTAATATCATTTTTTTCACTTTCTGACAAATTAGTAATTTCATCATTAAGTTTTGAGTTTGCAACTTTCAACATAGTCTCTAAAGGTAAGTTGATAGATTCTTTGATGGTTACTTCTTTTTTAGGTGTAGATAAAGTTTTAGATATTTGTTTTTTTGATTCTAAAATATTTTCAAGATTTTTAATAGAATTGTTATAAATCACATTATCAATTGTTTCGTAAATATTTTTTACATCCCCATGTAAATTGATTCTATTAATCCATGAATTAATTCTACTTAATTCTTTATTATTATTTTCAACCAAAATTTGTGAGTACTCTACAGACTCATTAATATAGTCATTAACTAAGTCTACTGATATACCTTTATTTTCTGTCAAATCATTATAGATATAATAAAGTTCCGCAATGTCTTTATTTTCCAAAACAATCTTTTTGAATTGATTGCTGAAAAATTTAAACTCATCCTTACCATATAAGTTAATGAAAGTTTCGTCTATTTTAGTTTTTATTTCACCAAAAGTTGCCATATCTATTTTTTTAGATAAATACTTACTTGTTTAATAATTTATTTATTTTGTCATCAATTTCATTGATAGATAATCTACCTTTTGATAAATCTAAGGTATTATCTCTATCAAAAAGTGTGTTTTCCAAAATTAAATTTAAATCATTTCTGTTAAAATTTTCAGGAGTTACTGCCCCACCTTCTGCGGGTGGTGGTGGTGGTGGTGCTCCACCTCCAGCTTCAGGAGGTGCTCCTCCTTCTTCAGGTGGCATTCCTCCACCTTCAGGTGCTGCTCCACCTTCGGCAGGTGCTCCACCTGCGGCTGCTTCATCTTTTTTACCATAAAGTGAATCGAGAGTATCGAATAAACCTGTTTTAGTAATAACTTCCGCCGTTTTACCAAGTTCTGCAGATACGGCTCTTTCAATTCTTTGTTGTTGTAAATCAAGTCTAATTTCATCATCAGAAAATCCAAGAATATGTTTTTTGGCCCATGATGCCGATACAGGGGCAACACTATCTTGAATTGGTGCAACCGCATCTTTAAATAATGTTATTTTTTCTTTCCATAATTCTATACCTAATAAATCAGATTGTTTTGATGGGTTGGTTAATCCAAGTGTGAAATTGGTTAATTCATCTTCGAACCCTAAAAGAAACAAATGAATGATTGCAATTTTATTTAGTTCTGCAATCATAGATTTTTGAATCCTATTAATTGTTCTAGCAAATCTAATATCTAATAGTGATAAATTTTTACCATCACCGACTGCCTCTTCAAATCCTAAATACGCTTTAGGGATTCTTAATGCTGTAACAAGTTTCTTTTGGATATATTCAATATCCGCGATTTCTGCTAAGTTTTTAGCCCCATCTAATGTTTCAATAGGATTAGTTGCTGCTGGGTCTCTAACAGGGATAAAATAATCTTGGTCTACTGCCATTTGATTAAATCTCATGTCAACATTTCCTGTTTTTTGGTCTACAATTTGGTCTCTTTTGAATTTATTAGCAACTCTTTGTACGTAAGCATCCACATCTTTGTCATCCATATTACCCACAAATACTTTAAACACCCGTCTTTCAGGTGCTCTTGACACTCGGTAAATTAACATCGCATCTTCAGATAAAAGTAATTGTTTCCAAATACGACGAGCCTTTTCTAACATTGATGTACCATATGGTAATTTTCTATCATCACCTAATATTCTAAAGTGACCTATCTCCCATGTGTTAAATTCCATGTTTTTTTCTTTCCATGTGAATTTAAGAGCGTCATTTTCAATTTCTGCTGAATATTTTTCAGGTTGGAATTTCATTCCTTTTTCTAATCTTTCTATTTGGATATTAGGTAATTGTTGACAACCTACAACTCCTCTTTCGGGGTCTAATTTTAAATAAACAAAATTATCACCAAACTTACAAGTGTTTCTAATCCACATTGGTAAGTTTGTATTAATATCCAATTTGTTATTAAATAAATCGGTCAAAACTGATTTAATTCTTTTTGATTCAGAATAAATTTGTAAAATGTGCCCGTCTTTATCAGGTGTTGTCGACTCTTCAGCATAAATGTCTAATGCTGCTGAAATTTCGGGGGTATATTCCATGGATTCATAATCATAATATGATGCCATTCTTGTTGGTTCATAATAAACCGCCTGTTGATAAAGATTACTTTCTACTTTTTGCCATTGCTGACCAATATACATGGTCTGTTGAGCTTGTAGTTTTTCTTTTTCAAATTCTTGTTTGTTTGGTGTTTTTAATAATTCTTTTTTATCGAATTTAAAAACGGGTGATTGTTGGTCAATTGTTGAATTAGGTCCAAAAACTCTACCTAATCTTTGCCAAACTGTATATTTTTCTTCTGCCATTTTATTTTTTAAAATAGTTCATTTTATAATATTCTAAACTCTTCTTCCTCCAAATAACCAAGAATAATTTTCATAGTCACTTTTAGTTGGTCCAGTATATGTTCTATTACTATACATATCATTTTGAACCGGAATTGATGGATTAAAATTTTGTGACGAATCTTTAAACATAGTTTTGTCTGTTGTCCAAGATTCAATCATCGCTTTTGCTTGTTCTGTTGCCTTTTCTAATTTAGAAAAAGATGACTCCCCAACATAAATAGCCATAGCCATTGCCATAATTAAATCGTCGTGTTGACCTTTTTGGTGGTCAGGTCTTCCGTTTACATAAACAAAAGTATTAAGTTCATTAAAAAGTCTTTGGGACCTAACCGCGAACCCAAACCTTAACGCTTCTTCGAACGCTTGGACAATTAAAACTCTTTTTGAGTTAAAATTTATCCCCGGTATTTTATCTTCTTGTTTCGGGTCCCATTTCCATTTGTCTGCAGGATTAACACCATCAACATACAAATTTTTATATCCAAGTTCTTGAAGTTTTCTAGAAGTTGCAACCCCCATACCACCTGTAATGTCGGTTACAATAAATGCGTTATACATTATCGCCCATTTATATGCAATTTCCGCTACAATATCAGGTGGAACTTTTGCGATATATTCTAAGACTTGTTCTCTTTCATCAAAATCTATTATAATAAAAGTTGTAAAATCTTCACTGTCCCCTCTCGAAACGTCCATTCCCATAATATATCTATGACCAACAATCGGTTCTTTCCATTGCCAAAGAACACCACCCATAAATTTGTTTTCAGGTTCTCTAATATGGTTTTCTTTTATTTTTTTCATAGTTTCAGCAGGAATAACATTATCCCCTGACCCTAAAAAGTTACATTCTAACTCTTGTGATATTTTACGTTTATCAAATTTCAATTTTTTTGACATCGCTTCAAACCACGATGAATATGCCTTATATCCTTTTTCAATTTTTTGTTTAATATCTTCAAAGTCTCTATCCGATACTTTTATATTTGAATAATCGATAGTTATTTCATCATCCTTATAGTCAGTTCTATTTAACATGTAATGTATTATATCATCACACTTGATTAGTTTTAAGTCTTTGGAATATCTAGGGTCTCTAAACCAAAACATCTCAGTAATTTTGAAGTCATTCATTCCTTTTATCGCCTGAGCATAAATTGAGTAGTAAATTGGGTCAAACCCGTTGGGTGTTGAAATAACAATTACTTTACCCCCTGTTGAAAGGGATGCCATACACGCTGACCAAAAATCTTCATCAGCATCAATGTATGCCGCCTCATCAAAAATAAGAATAGTTGGTGTATACCCACGAAGTGCATCTTTTGAAGTTGCAACGGCTTTTACTTCACAACCATTACTTAATTTAAAGTGTCTTGCCGCATTTTTTTCAGATGAAAATCCTACACCTAACCAAGAAGGCCATTGTTCAACAAAAGACCTTACTTTATTTGCCATTTCAACGGCAGTATCCAATTTGTTTGCAATAATTAGGATTTTTTCTGGTTTTGATTTTTTAGCAAAAACCAATCTTTTAGACGCCCAAGCAGATGTTACGGTTGATACACCCGCTTGACGATATTTAAGTGCTATATTTTCTTCAGCAGTATCGTAATCTTTTACCAAAGTGACTTGGTCATTAAATAGTTCTAGTGGTACGTATTTTGATTGTGTGTTGTC